TTCTTTTGTCATATTTTTCTCCTTGTTTTTTATATACTAAGATCTAGGACCTTTCAAGGTTCTAACGTCTTTAGCCTTCATTTTATCTGAAGTTAGTTTAACATCAGCAGATATTAATGATTTTTCAATCGCTGTATCTGCTCTTAATTCAGCTAAATCCTCGTTCTGCTCAAGTTTATCATCCGTGATCTCACGATTTTGAACGAGTTTAGCTTTATCTAAATTGACTTTCGCATCTAATTCATGTTGTTTTCTTTCAGCGTCCATTGCTTTTAGATCCACTTCTCTTTGTTTTAATTTAAGTAGTGGGTCATGATCGAATTGAGAAGTAATTGCTTTTTCCTCTTTTAAGAACTCTTCAGTCATATCTGCAATTAAGACAGCTTTTCTAGCTTCAATCTTTTGGGATATTTGCTGGAACTGTTGTTGCATTTGAGGATTCTGTACAGCCTGTTGTTGCATCTGTGGCAACATCTGAAATTCTTGTTGGAATTCAAGTTGAACTTGTTCCTGTGCCATCAAAGAAATGTGTTCTAATACATTCTTTTCTAAAGCAGCTGTGACACTTGGATTATTTCTAACAAAATTTGTAGCCATAAAGTTTAAGTGAGCAGTGACGTGAGCTCTATGATCTTGACCTGGAAACGCTTGAAAAGGTTTTCCGCCCAATGCATCAATGTGCTCTATCGCTGGATCTTTCGGTTGATTCGGTGGTGGTGGAGGTAAGACTCTGTCAATATCTTTAACTCCAATCGCTTCATACATTTTTCTATAACACATGTATAAATTATGCATCTGTGGATTAGACATCGCTAATTGTAATTCTGTTTGTGCTAAAGTAATTCTTTGCGACATTGAAAATATATTAGGATCGGCAACAGGTAGAATATCTACTCTGTCATCAAAATCAGTTTGTTTAATATTTCTTTGTCCACCTACAACATCATAAGGATATTCTGGCGGAAGATACGAGGCAAATATTTTTGCCAATAGTTTAAATTCATTTTTAAGTGAAACATACAGCCTTTTGTGGATTGCTGACATTACCCTTGAGCCACGCTCCAATAGGGCTACGGTCGTCCCAACAGCTGCTGTTTGGTTCCCGTCACCGACCTGCATGTCAGCAATGGACGCGAATCTTTGTCCTGCTTGAACGACAATTCCCATCAATTGCAATAAAGTCTGAGAAGGTTCTTTGTATGGTAAAAATACAAAGGCATCTTTTAGATTTCCTCCTGGTGTATCTACGTCTTTAAATTCTCCTGGTTGTATATTTGCAGCGTCATCTTTTACTCTGACACCACGTTGTTTAAATCCGGCTGGTAAGTTTGATAACGTACCTGCATCTAATAACTGACGGAGAGCCGCAGTTGCAGTACGACTCAATCCGCCAATCATATGAATGAGTCCAAGTCCATAAAATCCTAGTCCTGGCAGAAATTTGAAGTGGACGAAATATTGGATTTTATTTTTCGTTGGATCATTGGGCGCGAAGTTCCTTCTTATCGAAAGGACCTTCCGACTACCTTCCTCGATTGTAACGATGTAAGGTAATTTTATTCCTGTTGGTTCACCGTCGGCGCCAACATCTTCGAAACCTTCTAAATCAAGGTCAATGTGGAATTCTAGTAATGTGTATAAAGGTTCAACTCTTTGTGATTTAGTTAATCCTTCTAATTCTCTTTCTTTTTCTTTTAATTTATCAGTAACAGTATCTTGTGGTTTGTTTAATTCTATATCAGCATAAAAACCTCCTACTTGTTGTTTTCTTAAATCATTTTCAGAAATTTTAATAACATGACAAACTGATTGTGCATCTTCTAAAGAAGTTGCAGTGTATGGTACAACTAAATCATCAGCTGGGACAAATTTAGAAACAGCTCTTTGTAATAAATCATCATAATAAACTTTTTTAAATGTAGAACCTGCAAGAGGTAAATAAAATAACATTTGATCAAATTCTGGTTCATATTCTTTCATCTGATCCATCAATTGATAATTCATGAAATCTTTTACTCTTTGAGATTGTTGTTCTTTTAAAGGATTGCTAATTCCAAGAATTTGAGTTCTTACTGGTCCATCAGACGGGAGTAACTCTTTATAAGCGAGAGCCTGAAACTGTGTAACCGCTTCAGCAAGAACCGGATGAGTGGCACCCGACGCGCCTTGAAAAGGTTCCGTTCTATTTTCATACTTAAACCCTAACAGATCTAAGCCTACAGTGTAAGCTCTTTCCCAGTCTGCACGGGAAGCTTTGTATTCTCTATAATCGCCTTGTAATTGATTTGCTATTGGATCTGTAACATCATCAGGTAATAAATCTGCAAGATTTCCAAAATGATCACCACCTTCTGGTATGTTTACTTTACTTGGATCAAAGTCAATTGTAGCACCACCATCATCTTCTTCAGTGATCTCAATTGGTTTTTTTCCTAATTGGTCTGCGATGTCAACTTCATCAATAAGTTGTTCTTCGACAACTTCATCAGGTCGTTTAACATTTGGGAGACCTTTATCGATTTCTGCCATTTAAATTCTCCTGTTTCTTCTTATCCTTTTTTACTACTTTAATCAACCCCTCTGGATTAGGTCCTTTTAAAGGGGGTATCGCATTCCATTTAACATGCTTCATGTTTTTTACAAGTGTTGGGTTTTCTTTTGTCATTTCTTTAAACTCATTATGCCTTCCGAATCACGGGCCACGGTTCGTGTTAGACCGCCGTCTGCCATATTAGCAACTCCTCCAGCTCTTGCAACCTCACCCGTTAAATCCCAATCATACCGACTTGCAGGAGTTGGAAATAATTCTTTATAAGTTTTATTAAAACCTTCTGGTTTTAATTTTAAAAAATCCGTATAATCACCAAACTTAGGTACATCTTCATAAGGTATGTTTTTTAAATTAGGGTATATTTCTTGATATTTTTCATATTCTTTACGTGACATACGTCCAAATATACCTTCTCTATCACCTTTATATTCTTTCATTTCCTCATATCTTTTTTTATAAGGTGAAGTCATTTTTTCATACAGTATCTTTCCTTCTTTATCTCTTACATATATATCAAAGGATTTCTGTTCACGTTCTAAAAACGCAGGCTCAACTTTTTCTAAATATTCTCTTCTTCTTCTTTGATCCAAAGCGTCTCGCTTTTCAACAGCTGTATTGTAAGCTTGTGATGCCATACTTTCAGGATTAAGAATTTTATTTACAGATCTCATAGTTCCTGTTTTTGCTAAATCTCTAACATCAGCAGAGGCCTCGGCTAAATCAAAATCATCTCTTGCTCCTTCTTTTTTAGCAAAAGCATCATCAACCCTACCTTTATCTTCTAATGCTTTAATATATTGTAAAACTTTTGGATTTTGTTGTGGGTCACCAATTAATTCTTTTTCCCTTAATTTTTCAGAGCCCCCGTACCATGGTACATCTTTAGTGCTTTTACCTTGAAACCCTTCATAAGCTAATCGTGGTGTAAATGTTTCAGCAAAAGCTTGATTATGATCATAGCCTTTTCTTCTATAATAATCATAAATTCCACCTTCAATAATACCCTCTATCGCCCAACCAATTGGATTATCTAAACCCACCATTGCCAGTACACCTTGTGCTCCTCTTCTTGTTTTTAAACCTAATTTTACTATGTCTTCAAGTAGATCTTTAGCAATGAATCCTGCTTCACCTTTTTTAAGTTTAATATCTGTGTTCTTTAAAACTTTTTGAATTTGTTTTTCAAGTATTTTTTTATTTGATAAAAGTTCTTTTTGAGTTACTACGTTTTTAGGCATGTCCATACCAAAGCCTTCTGTTCTATAAAAGTCTTTAAACCCTAGACCTGCTTTTTCCAAAGTAGCTAATCTTCCTTTAACCCCGCCTAAAGTTTTATCCGTTGGTGCTCCTAAAGTCATTTCTGGTAAAGAAAAACCAGTTCCTTTTAATTGATCTATGTTTTTTAAATTAGGAAGTAAAGTTTCATTAAAAATTTTTACTATGTTTTTTGCTTCAGCAGAATGCCACCATTTACCGTCAACAAATTTAGAATTTTTGCGAATTTCTGCTTTTAAGTTAGCTGTATGATCGGATAAAACTTTTTGGTAATCTTTTAATATTCCTTGATTTAATTCTTTAGTTGTTATTTGTGTAAATACTGAATAAGGAGCAGTTTTATTTCTCATTGAAGAGGACACTCCAATTAACTCATCAATTTCAAGCCCTTTTCCTTTTAATTTATAAACATCATTAATTTGTCGTCTAATCCTATCCTGAAATGTCTTGAAGGAAACTGTTTTATTTCCTAATTCACTGGATAAATCTGACATAGCTGCTTGATAAACCGCAGACCTTATTCTTCTATGAAGACCATCCGATGCATTAGAAGGAACTTCTAAAAGAGTGTTTCTAATTTTATTAGCTAGTTTTTTATCAGATTTAAATTTACCATCAGATAAATATTTATCATTTAGACCAACTATCATTTGGCCATCCAATCCTTGAGTATATCTTACAAGACCATGAATATATTTACCAAGTGAACCGTATCTTTTATTAATATGTTTTAAAAATTTTTGATCTAATTCTCTTCCTTTCATAGGCAGTTTCCCATCTTTTAAAACTTGCGCCGTATATTTGTCGCCTTGAAGTAATTTAATTCTCTCCTTCATGTAGGGATAAATTTCCTGTTTACCCACATAGTTCTTTATTGTAGCTAGTTCTGTATCTGTAGGTGGTTTATAAAAAGTAACATTAACTCCACCTTCAGTTTTAATTGTAGTTTGATCTAGTATTTTAGAAGCTACTTTTGAAAAAGTAGTCACATTTCTATCTCCCACAACAGGGTCAATTCTTGAAACACCAAGAAGTTCTGCTAACTCGTTGACATGTAAATAACTACTTCTTTTATTTTTTGGAAGATAACTTTTGTGTTTTCTTCTTTGAGTAATTTCTGCGTTAGATAAATCACCTTTTTTTATACCTAAATCTTTTTCTACTTCTGCTATTTTTTTTAGTTTACCTTCATAAGCTTTTGCCTGAGATGAATAATCAGGTTTAGAAATAAATTTAATTCTTTTACCATCATTATTTATATAACTAATTTCAAATTTAATTCGTTTAGGTTTTCTGATACTAGCTGGTTCCGTGAAAACTCCTTTGTACTCTTTACTATATTTATATCTACCTGCATGGGGTTTTTCTTCTCCTTTATACTCCGGTCTCGATCCATCAACATTGGGTGTTACTAGTTGGCCATCGTTGTATCCAGCTCTGCCACCTTCAGCATGTGGTTTTAAAAATGGATTTGGTTCCCATTCTTCTAAAGTCTCACCCGGTCTTAAAACTTCTGTTTGTTCTAGCCCTGGATTATTTACATTAGAAGTGTAATCCCAAGGGCTTGCTTTTGCAAGTTCCATGTTCCGTGGTTCATGGACCGCGGCCTCTAATTCACTTTGTTCAACAAATTCTTGCCACTTGCCGTTTGATTCTAATTGTTTAGAATTTCTAAAAAATTCCATTGCATCTTTGTTATCTTGATATATTCCCATTATTCTCCTAACATGTGCGCCAGT